TCACCGGCGACATCGCCTGCATCCTGATTTACGACGACGATCGGTCTGAGTTTGATTGCGCTCTCTTCGCTGTGTACAATGGTTGTGAAGGGAGCAATGAAATGCCGAAAAAACAGTCCTGCTTGTTCGTTGACCTTACCGGAAAGAAACTCGGTCGCCTGACCGCTATTGAATTCGTTCCGAGAAAAGGGCGACGATCTAAGTGGCGATGCGTCTGTGACTGCGGAAACGAGGCTCTTGTTGACGGTCACCGACTCCGCAGCGGCGGAACACTTAGCTGCGGTTGTTTTCGCCAGGAAGTGACTGGGAGAAAAAACCTGTCGCATGGCATGACAAAGACCGGGGAATACCGTTGCTGGTCCGCAATGAAGCGGCGATGCTACAACGAGAACTGCAAGGATTACGCCGATTACGGCAGTCGTGGGATTCGCGTCTGCAAGGCATGGCGAGATTCGTTTGAAGCATTTCTCAGAGACATGGGTACTCGCCCAAGCATCGCTCACACGATTGATAGACTTGACTCCAATGGAGATTACGAACCAACAAATTGCCGCTGGGCCACTCCAGTCAGACAAGGGCGAAACAGGCGGTGCAGCAAACTCTTGACGCTTCATGGACGATCTCAATGTGCAGCGGACTGGGCCGATGAGTTGAAGATTCCGAAGAACACCATCTACCAACGAATTGCCTGCGGGTGGGATGACGAGCGAATTCTGACTCAACCACATGCACATAGAAAAAGCCCTAAAGAGCACCGTACTTAGAAAACAAGGCGGCCTCGATAGCCGCGTGATTCGCCGATACGTCGCCGTCGTAAATCAGGATGCAGGCGATGTCGCCGGTGAAGTGATTCGTCTCAACGTTCGTGTCGATGTGAGCGCCGATGGTGGTGGAGTCGCGCCACAGAAGCCCATCGCGGCTCACGTCCCCGAACCAGCGGCCGTCCGTTCCGCCGCTCGCTGCCCCGGTCGAAGTCGCCATCGCGCCAGCGCCATTCGACACGGCCATCGTGACGTTCGTTTCGTTCGTCGTGATACGGATGATCTTCCAGGTGTTGATCGGAACCGCAGCAGCGGCGCTCGTTACAAGCGTCTCGGTGTCGCTCCCGTGGTTCTTTAAGCGGAACTGCACGCGTCCGGTTGAGGCGTTTTCCTGAACCTGGATGTACGTGTCGTCGGTGTCTTCGTCGGCAGTGCTAAAAATGGTCTGCGTCGTGCTAGCATCCGACGTTCGCTTGGCGACGATGTAGATCGTGCCTCGCTGGGCGTAGCTCGTGGCGCTTTGCAGCTTCATCATGTCGCCGCCGTCGAATCGAACCACGCAATAGCCATTCAGCAGGTTGGCGTCGTCGCCGCCGCTATACGTTGCGGTCATCTTGTACGCTGGCTTCTTATCGGTGGTGCCTTGCTTGAATCGGCTGCGCGTCAGGTGGTCGCACCAAGCGGCGATCGGAAAGCCGTTTGCCGCCGCCGTGTCGTTAATGACCCAGGTGTCCGCATTGATGTGATTGATGCCTGTTGGGTACAGAACGTTCTCGTCGCCACGCGTGCCGGGCGTCAGGTCAAGATTGCGGTCGCTGTCCATCCACAGCACAGCGCCGGACAGGTTAGGCGTCGCCGTGGCGCTGGCGAGGTCCGTGGTAATCTCGCCGATGTTGTTGCTCGCCGTGATGCCCGAGTAGGTTCCGCCGCTCTCGACAAACAGCAGCCGGTCGCCAAGCGGCTTGACCGAGTTCTTGTCGAAGATGCTCCGGCGGAGATTCACGATGCTGAACAGGGCGCTCCGCTGATCGCCGGTCGGGCTGGCCCCGTTAATCTCATAACCTTGATTCCCGGTGATCTCGGTATCGCTCACGCCAACTAGGCGGAAACCGACCTTCGAGCCAATGACCTTGTTGTCTTTGATCGTGCTGCCCGTCACGTCGGTTTGGCCGTTGCCAGAACCGCCGCCGGCGTTGCCCACGTAAATCGCGTAGTCATTGCGCGGGTGCGCCCACGAGCCGACCGTCGCCGAGGTTCCGGCATAAGTGGTCGTCGTCTTGAGCCAGAAGCCGGCCCCCGTGTCATTCGTCCCAGGCGTGATGCCAGGCGTGCCGACCACGTCCACGACGAAATGCGTGCCGTTGTACGCTGCGTTGGAACAGCCGGAGACGGTCAAGTACGAACGGAAGCCGAACCGCCGCGCGGAGAAATGGTTCTCGGCCAGCTTGATCGCCAAGTAGCCGTCGTCGGTCTCGCCAACAGCCGCGATGCCGCCGGTCTCGCTGTCGTCGATCGTGTTGTTCGTGAAGTCCAGGCGATTGACGTTGTAGAGCTTCACGGGCGAACGCGTCTGGGCGTTCAGCACCGTCTCGCGGTCGCCGAACTGACTAATGGCGGGCAGGTTCGGCGTTGCCATCGTGGTCGCCAGCGAACCGCAATTGATGATGTGATTATGCGTGATCCGCAAGTCTCGCGGCCACACGCCTGCGTTGTCGTCGGTCCAGATTCCAGCCGTCGAGCAGTTGCGGGCGATGCAGTACGAAATCTCAGCCGACGCCGCACCTGCACCGAAGTTGTCATCGAGAGTCGATTCGGTCAGCGCCCCCTCAATGCCGAATCCGCTATCACAGCCCTCCGCCGTGCAATGCGTGATCGTGTTATTCCAGCCACGCACCTTAACGCCAACGCCGCCCCCAAGCCCGTTGCGCAGCGTGCAACGCCGCACGTTGATCCCGCGCCCGGTCTCATAGATGCCGTTGTCGAAGAACCACTCGCACAGAATGTTCTCAATTGAGCCGTAGGCTTCAATCTGATCGGTTTCGCCGATCTTTAGCGGGTTTCCCGTCCCGCCAGCGACCGCGCCCGAGGCGTACTCTACGAAGCCATCACGCACGACCCAATCAAATCCGCCTTCAATCTGGACTGCGTAGGTCGGCAAGATGACTTGCTTATGATCGTTGTACGCGGCGCAGCGCAGGCCGGTGTCCCAGCCCTCGGTAAACGGTCCAGTGAAGCGGAAGTTTTCGCAAATCCATTTATTGCAGGTGTCGATAAAGATCAACGCGTCCAGGCCGCTCGCGCGAACGTTATGCAGTCCGTTCAATTCACCCTTGGTGAACCAGAACAGCCGCGACCCTTCCAAGTCGCCCATACGCCGATTGTCGGCCGCCGCGTCCACGCCTGGTGAATCGTCGATGCCGTGCTGCACCTTGCCAGCGGCGACCGTCTGGGCGCTCGTCACGGTCGGAATATCCGTGGCCGCCGTGTCGGTAAACGTGAAAGTCGTTCCGGTAAGCACGTCGACCGTGCGCAGGCCGTCGATCGCTGAACGCGTTCCGCTTCCGCCGCCTGTTCCGTCCAAGCTAATGAGCGGTCCAGGGCGCTGCGAGCTGATTCCTGTCTGCACCGCCGTGTGGTTGATGTAGATGGTCATCCCATCCACCAATCCCGAGGTGCTGTCCACGGTCACGACCGGCGGAGATGCAGGATTGCCAGTCGTACAGGACTGGATGGCCGGCTCGCCGAGACCTTCAATGGTTCCCGTGGTCCCGGCAACCGTCACATCGACGCCGGTGATGCGGAACTTCCCTCGCGGGTTCTCTTCATCGAGCGCCGAAACGGTCCACGTTCCATTCACGCTCGGCGTCGAATTGCTACCCGTGATCGTGACGCTATCGCCAACCTCCAGGCCGTGGTCGTAGCTGGTGTCATCGCCGAAGTCGGTCAGGACACTGATCGTTTCATCGGTCGCAATCGCCGTGATCGTCCGATCCACGCCCTCTAAAGAGATGTGCCGGTCGTGGAACGTCGAGGTAGTTTCCGGGCCGCTAAAGTAGCCGCCGTACCAATGAATGTTCGTGCAATTCTGAAAGGCGAACCACCACGGGGAGATGCGCACGGTTGCGGTGATCTCCGCACCGTAGGCGATGACGTCGATGTCGGTTGCGCCGTCCAGAGTGATCTTGTCAGTCATCAGGTACGTGCCGCGCGGAATCACGACCTTCGCCGGGCCGTCCGCCTTCGCCGCGTCAAACGCCGCTTGAAACGCCGCCGTATCGCTCAAGCCGTCGTTCGGAGTCGCCCCAAACGCGGTCACGTCGTACTCAGGCTTGGCAGCGCCGAGCATGAACGCGCCCAGCACAATGGCCGCGAAGACCGCTACGGAAATGGTGAGCTTCTTGGTCATTCCGTCACACCTGCCTTGCGAATGTCGAACTTCTGGCAACTCCAAGAGTTGCTCGCGTCCGCTGTTTCCCAATCAATTTTCAAGTCCGGAACCTTGCTCGAATCGCTTGGCACTGTAACGGGTGTCGTTGTTCCCGCTGGCGATTCAATTGGCACGGCGTCTTGAACGTACAGAATCGCATCGGCCACCACGGTCGCGCTGCCTCCGATCGTGCGATAGGTCAGCGACCCTTTCATGTGCCACCTGGCGTTCGTGCGCGAGCCAAGCAATTCCACAGTCGGGAATGTCAGCGTCAATTCCGCTCCCAAGTGGAACGTCATCACCACGCCGCCCGCTGGCGTGGCCTTGGTGCTGTAGTACCCGGACGCCTCAAACGAATACTCGTCGCCAACTACAGGGGCGTTCGCCGCGATGACGTTCGAGCCGGACCCAGAAGCAACGAGCGTCGAGGCCGAGGCGTTGTTGCTAACCGTGACCGTCTGAGTCTGGGAGAAAATCAGCGTCGTTGAACTTGGCGTCGATCCGCCACCGCCGCCTCCGCTGCTAGTTCCAAGCCCACCCAGGCCGCGATAGTTGATCTTGTGTTCAACCGTGAACTGCGGTGAAGGCGAAGCCGAGAGTGCGAATCGGTAAACGACCGTGTGACGCGCTGTTGCTTCTAACGCCGCAAGCGGGACAACGTGCTGGAAGTTGAAGCCGATGTTGTCGGCGTCCCATCCCTGCAACGTGTCGTAGACCTGCGAGGCGATCGTGAGCGGAACGTCTTCGTATCCGTCCACGACAAACAGGCTGCCACTGTTCTCGCGGTAGACCGTGTAGTAGATCGCCGAGAAATTGGCCTGCACGTAGGGCGTGCCGTTTCCGGTCGGCGTGGTTGGCATCGCCGTGATTCGCGACTGCGCAACCGGGTTGGTTCCGTCAAAGACGGTTGCCGCCGCAACGCGCACGCCTGGGATTGTCCTGCCAACCACGTAGGTCACTTAATCGCTCCCCTCCCCCGTTTAAGCCGCCAGCGCCAACGAACCCTCAAATGCTCGCTGGGCGTCGCGGTTCCAGATTGACGTGTATCCGCCGCCGATCACCTTCCAGCGTTGCGCCGTGGCGTCGTATTGCAGCACGACGGTCTCGTTGTTCGAGAGCACAATGTCCGCCCCATCCGGCGTCACGATGCGATTCGCCGCCGTGCCGGTTGCTCCGTCGTCGTCAAGGAGCGTCAGCGTGGCAGCGCCGGCATCGACGCAGATGATCGTGACCGTCGTTCCTCCTGCGCGAGCCACAATGCTGCTCAAGACCGTGTTGGCGGCGTTCGGGTCGAGTCGATGCGTGTCTTGCACGCCGAGAGCTAAGTCGTTCGAGGTAGTGCCGAGCGCGGATGGCGTGGCGACTTTATTGTCAGCCACGCTATTCCCGCTCGTGAACAACGTCGCCCCGCTCAAGGTCGGAGCCGCCGCGAAGTTGTGCCCGTCGATCACCGTGCTCGGCTCGGCGATGGTTCCGCCAGGCGAGTTGCCGCCCACGATCGACATGGGGCCAGTCACGGCCGACGTGACCGACCAGAAGCCGGTAATCAACGTCGGGTTGACGATCTTGATGCGCCTTCCACCGCTGACCTGGATGTTGTTCGTCGTCCAGCTTTCAAAAATATCGTTCGTGCTCGTCCAGTCTGCGGTTGCCGCCAAGCCAAAGGTGACGCTGGGCTGGCCGATGCCATAGAACCGGCAGGCAGTAGTTTGCAAGCTGCCGGTAAAGCCAGTAACTGACACACCAAGTGCGTGGCTGCCGAACTTAGAGCCGGTCAACGTGATTTCGTCGCTGCCGCCTGAAACCAACAGCCCGTAATGGTCCGGCCCACTGGCTCGCGTCATGCCTACGGTGAAGTTGGAGTTGCTCACCGAAATGTCGCTTCCGCCGGAGATGCTCAGCAGCGAAATTGCGGTGGTCACGAGTGGATAGCGAACCGTCGAAGTAATGCTCTCGACGTTGCTGATCTTCACGCCGTCGTTACCGCTGGCAATGATGATCGAAACATTCTTCAAACGGCAGTTTTCAATCAGCACGGCATCGAACTGCGTCGGATTGATGTCGGTGTCTTCGATGTCGCAGTTGATGACCTGATAGCCGGTGTAGCCGCCGCCCGAGCCGTAGAAGCGGCCGATGTTCCGCACGGTCGCCCCAATGCACTTGAAGCCGCCTTCGCGGATGCGGAATCCGTCCTTTCGCCAGTTCTTGTAGAACCCGCCTCGCACTTCCAGCGGCTGGGTGATGTCGTTCGTGTCTTGGTAAAAGAGCGTGCTGTAGTAAGCTCGCATCCCGATCGCCGTCACGTTTTCGTACAACCCGCCCTTGGTGTAGAAGCAGCCGTTGTGACCATTGCCGCCGCACTGCATATACGTGTCACGAATAATCTCGGCCTGCCCTACGCCACGAGTCCCCTGAGAAGTCCAGCCACGCGGCTGACCAATGAACTCGCCCTTGGTGACAATTGGACCCTGAATGTTGATCGTGGAAGCGCTGCTGTTATTGGCCCACATCGCGCTATCGTCTTCGCCGTCCCAATGCTCCATGACCGGCTCGCCCAAAGACGAGAAGATCAGGCTGCCCTTGGTCCAGGTGGGAGCGGAGTGGGAAAACCGCCAGAACAGCGTTAGCGTGCGATTGGAAGTCGCATTCATGCCGCCGCCAGTATCAAATCCGCTCCACCAAATGCGAGCCGTGTCACCAAACAACCATTCGCGCTTCAGGACTTTCGTGCCGCTCGAATGGTAGAAATTAAACAGAGCGTAACTATTGCTGCCGCCGCCTGTTGGACTTCCCCAGCGAGAGTCGCCGCTAACAATCTTGCCAGGCATGAGCGGATATTCGCGGTTGCCCGGAAAGTACAGCGTGTCCGTGCGGCTCGTGAGCGAGCGGCAGGCGTCCCAATGGGCTTGAATTGCCGTCAGGTCGTCGTGAAAGACGTACTGGCTCGCCACCGTCGTCGTGGCATTGTGGGCCAGTGTAACGGTCGTGCCGGAGACGGCCTCGATGCTCGTCGCCAAGGCATCGAACGCCTCCGCCGAGGGGCGGCTTGGCGGGAAGCTCATGTTCTGACGACGCCAAGTAATATCCCCATCGACGACAAGCGTGCCGAGCGCTGCCGCAGAAGTCATCGAGACGGGCGCAGAACTGTCCGTCAAATTCGCATCTTGCGAAAGTACGCACGTCCAAAAGACGCCGTCCTCAATGCAGACTTCACCAACCCATACGATTGCCGAGTTGCGGCGATTGAGCTTTTTGTATGGAACGTCGTTGGCCGCCGCACCTACGTCACGCACATAGACCGCACTCGTGGCGGCGCTGGTTTGCACGCCTGCCCCGGTGCCGCCGGTGATGGTGAAAGACCCGGCAGCAGTCGGGAACGTGTCGGTGCCGAAGACGGTTGGCTCGACGTAGAAGATGCGATTGGCCCAGTCGATCGCTAAGATGCGCCCATCGTGCGTTCCCTGAACGAGCGTGCGGCCAATGTCGCCGATCTCGGGTTGCGTGTAGCCCGCCGCGTCCATCTGGATTTTCAAGCAACTCGTGACGCTATGCACCATATAGGCCGCACGACGATTGCCGTCCGTCGTCGAGTCGCCGTAGACGACGTACCCGTTCGCGCCCGTTACCGCGTCCCAGACGATGAAGTGACTGGTGACTTTGTCTCGCGTGGCGTGGCCGACCGTCGTAGTGCCATCCGCACCGTCCACCGTGTAACCGCCGCCGCCCGAGAGAGCAATCACGTCATGCTCAACCGAGGTCGTGCCTTGGACGTCGATGTAATGCGTGCCGGTGCCGGTGCCAACAATGTCATAGGTGTCGGTCCCAGCAATCGCGTGGGCGCTGGTGTCATGGAGTGATAGACCGCCCTGCGTCGTGGTGTTGTGCGCAATCGATCCGCCCGTCATCTTCGTCGCGGTCGTCGAAAAATCTGGCACGTCCCACAGCACGCCCGTGAACGTGATCGTGTGGGTGAAATTGGGCGTCGTGCCAGATTCGACAATCGTGATGGAGTCGAAGCCCCAGAGCGTGCGGAGTGCCGCCTGAACCGTGGCGCTATTGGCGTTGTATGCCACCTCGACCGATTGAGCCGGATAAGGGCCATAGGCAGGGACATTGATGATGTACGTGCCCGCGCTCGGCGAACCGCTGAGGATGATCGTCTTAACTTCGACGTTGTTGCGAACGAAGTATTCCGTCCCCTCAACGAACGCCGTGGGTCCGGTGTAGGTCGGCAGCGTGCCGCCCTGGTTCGAGAACTTCACGCCAGTTCCATCGGCAACATTCAGTTCCGCGCCGCCCGCTGGCGTCAATCGATCGGTCGCCGTGGCAGTGGTCCAAGAAACCGCCGTATTGCGCGTGAGCGATTGCGGGTACGGATACTCCGCGACCTGCGTTTGCGGAATGACCGTGGGCGCGCCAGGCGTATCTAGCCCGTGGTCGGCCCCGGCCCCGATGATCTGCACCCCATGCCCGCGAGCGCCATCCCAGCCCGCCGCGACCGTGAGTTGATCCGTGCCGCTCGTGATGCTGCCCGTGGTTTGCAGCGCCGAGCCGCCAGCGCGAATCCCCATCGGCGAGCCGTTGACGGTGGCCGTGATGAACGCCGTAACGTCTTGGACCTGCGTTCCGGCTTGGGTGGGGACATACTCGTTTGTCGAGTCGTCGTAGACCGGGATTTGCCCGTCTGTCACTGTGCCGTCGTACGTGATGCCCGAGCCACCGCCACCAGCCGCCCACTCAGGGCCAGTCGGGTCCACGTAAGTCACCACGTCGCCATCGCTTGGCGTGCCGCCCACCGTCAAGCCAGGAGGATTGGTCGGAACCCCCGGCGCACCGTAGAACATGGCCGCCGTCGTGACGCCAGCCAGCCCCGTAGCGCCGACGACGCTCTTCTTCGGGTTCTGCCGAACGTAATCCAGCACCCAGATGATGGCGGAAATGAGCTTCAAGAATCCTGTCATCGATCTACCCATGAAATGAGGCCGCGTGGCATCGCCAACGCAGCCCCTTCACGAGCAGCGATTCAGGTGAAGCTGATCTTGCGGTTAATTACTCCGCTACAGCTCTAGTCAGTTCTACGTCGGAATGCCGACGCGGCCTTGTGTCTACCTCTTGATTCGATTCAACAGCAACACGCACCATCCAACGCACAGCATTGTCGCCATGCCGATGGAGAGGAACGGAACGAACAAATCATTCTTTGGCGGAGCGGCGACAAACGCAGCCTCTGCCGAAACCCATTCGCCATCCTTCATCTCGACCAATTCAATCCCTCCGACGCTGCGGACGTAGTAGTCCGCGTTGGCCTCAAGCGGCGATCCTTGCACGGCTGATCCAGCTTCGTTGTAGGCCACAGGAACGGCATCCTCCTCTGGGATGAACAACGTGTATTCGCCGTGCGGCGCTCGGTGTCGGTCTCGTGTTGGAATCCAATGGTTCATTTCCGCTCCGCCTTCCTCACACGCTTCTTGTCCGAACTCTCTCGATTGTCCCGCCGGTCCATCTGCGCCCAACACTCTGGGCAACACCGGATGTTCTTTTTCTTGTTTGGTGAATAGTACACGTAGCCAGGGTCGCGACCCAGCGAGGCTTGACAGTCCTCGTGTTCGCAGGTCATTCCTCCGGCTCCGCCTTGCCCTTCCAATTCGACGCCCGCAATCCCAACTCCGCCACCGCATACCAAACAACCGCATCCATCTCCGTCTGATCGAACTCCGTCGCCGTGGCCCACAACAAGCCCGTTACGACGCTGACTCGGGCCACCGAGCGAATCGTACCCAGGATGTGGCGGCGCGTTTCGGTCATGGCTTCGCTGTCTTCAACTCCAGCACTTCCTGCAAGTGCGCAATGTCCGCTTCCGCCTTCTCATGCCGCAAGTTTTCGTACTCTTTCGTGGCGGTCGTCGCCTTGATTTGGTCAATATCTCGCTGCATCGGTTGCGTTGCCATGCTACCGATTAGACCTACCACCGTTACCGATACCGCCGCGACCGTAGCGATCGTCCCCCAGTTCGTGCGTGAGCGGTTTGCTACTTGATCGCCTAGCGCCCCGACCGCCTTCGACATGCTCTCCGAGACGGCGCGTAACTCTTCGCGTAGATTGTCTTGGATGCGCCCGACGTTGACCGTGAGCGAGTTCACTGATTGCGCAAGGGATTCAATCTCGCTTTCGATGCGAGACACCCGGCTCTCGATCCCGTCGCCTCCTTGAGTCATGTTTCGAGCCATCAGTTAAGGCTTGCCCCTCAGCGGATAAGTGATTCCGTCGAACGTCTTAGCACTCTCGTCTTCGGAAAAGTCGTCTACGCTCGCTGGTGCGTAGAAGTCGCGTTCCATCGTGCAAGCCAGCCTTGCCAGTGCCTCGCTCGTGTAGACGCCCTTGAGCGACCACGAGTGATTCAGTACCGGCTTGTCGGTGCCTACAATCCAGAGCTTGATTGACGGAACCATGTCAGACCCTTCGTTATTCAAGCAGGCTTGCATAGCCCGCACGCTATTTCAGTTTTTTGTAGTTTTGTGAAATAAGAGCTACGGCGGCTTCCTACACGCTTCATGCTCCGCCGTAGCGAGTCCTGATTTAGTAGCCACCGAGGGTGCTCACAACGCACCGCTCGGCGGCTCGGGTAAGGTCCGACACCTGCGGGGCGGAACCTAGTGCGGGCAACAACCACCGGCGCTAAGCCGGAGCGACTGAAAGTTGGAAGGTGGGGCGAAAAGATACTGCGGAGTCACGAACACCGGCTGCGCCACCGGCACAACAATGTTCTCGACCCGCACTCGCTGCACCCTCGCCGCGCGGTTCACCGTCACAGTCTTCGAACGACTGCGGAAGATTCCCGCGCTCGAAGCGCTGGCTGCCACAAGCAGCACGACCACGGCGAGTAACGCCGTCAACATGCGACCCATTGATCACCCCCTTCCCTTGCTAGACTTAGTTGGTCTGCGCACTCTTCATGCGCAGGTATTCGGATGCGATTGCCGCCTCTTCCTCAAGGCTCAATCGTTCGGCCGGTTCGAAGCCACTCTCGCCCTTCTTGACCGGCATCTTGCCAGTTCGAACGGCGTCGTAAATGCTCTCGACCTGTTCGAAGCTCACGTCGCCGGACATATCCAGTCCGCCCTTTGGCTCCGCTCCCGTGTGACACTTCAAGCACTGGTTGGAGATCACGGAATCGAAGGTGTGACCAGCCGTCACCGCCAATACTTGCGGGTTGCTCGGCGTCCCTTCGAACTGCAATGACTGCTGCGTTCGAAACGACTCGGCAGTCGGTTGAGCCGGCGCGCCTTGGGAAACCGCCGTAATCGCTTCATACGCGGCGAGCTTCTGTTGGCGATCCGCCTCCAGCACATACGCCTGGCTCGTCAAGTCGGCGGTGTCCGATGCCGCTTGATGGGCGCTGGCCGTGAGTTGAGCCGTCAACTTCTGCTGCCCGCTATGCAACGCGCCGAGGTCCAGCAACGGGCTGGACGAGTAAGCCGACACGCCATACAGCGTGTTCCCCTGAACGGGATAGGAACTGTACTCGGTCGAGTAGTTCAACGTGCCGCCGTGACCGTACTGCGGAGCCTGCACGCCGAGGGCTTGTCCCCAGGCTTGGTTGAACGCCTGATTGTCCTCTCGCTGCTTCAAATACTCGGCGTATGTCTCGCGCCAGCCCTTCGCCTTGTAGGTCGACTGCTGTGGATAGCACGTTTTGCAGTACCGATTCCCACAGCGGTAGCCGCCAGCGTCGGCCGTGCTCGCAAATGAGCCAATCAGCCACACCATAGCCATCAGGATTCGAACGATCTTCGCCATGCTAATTCTCGCTTCGCTGATAACAGCGTTCGTAAGACAGGTGCTTTGCGGTATTCCAGGTGCGACGGCTGATCGTGATTCCTGCCAGTACCGAAGCGATCACCGCGTCCTCGCGGGCCACCACGCCATTGACGGGGGCGGCACCGATGAACGATCGCAGCGACAAGCAGGCCGCCGTCACGTCATCGTCCGTTTCTGGGTTCCCATCGCTCGCTGGCAGGCCGGTGACGCCAAGTTCGTTCGCCACGCCCCATACGTCGAGGTCGTTGTAGGCGTAGCCGTTGTAAAGCTGCCCGAGCGTCGCGGTCAGTTCATTCACCTGACGGCCCGTAGCACGGAACACGGCGCGGTTGTAGGTCAGTCGCCCGACCGCGAACGGCCCGGTGCCCGCTTCGAACCAGTCGCCGCCGTACAGCCCAGCAATCAACTGCTGCTGCTTCTGTACGTCCGCACCGCTGGACAAGTCCCCGAAGATGTCGGTTCCCGCCGCCAAGATTTTCGGCACGTCATTCGAAAAACCACGCCAGCCATCCTCCGCCGCGTGGCATCGAATGCAGGAGATTCCAGGCTGGAGGTTCCGCGTTTGCGGCTCGGGGATCGTGTGGTCAGATGCCAGGTTCGAAGGGGCCGAGCGGACCAGCTTGCCGGCAGCATCCCAGAGCGTGAATTCATGGAAGCCGTTCGCAAGCTCGACGATCACCTCGGAACCATCGCCACGGAAGTTCAAGAGGTTTCGAATGGCCGAATCCCGAACGTCCCGGCTCTCGTCAAACGGATCGAACGTCAGCGACACCAAGCCGCCGCCAAGCGACGCCCGCACGCCAGCGCCGCGAAACAGAGACACCAGTCGCTCCTTGCCGGTAATGTCGCTGCGCAGCTTGACGGCCTTCTCCAGCGAATCCAGTTTCGCAACCTGTTCCTCGCTGGCCCCACGGCTTCGAAGATAGGCCGCCAGATTCTTCGAACCGATGCCGCGAAATTCGTAGTACAGCCCCCCCTCCAGCGTCGAGAGAGCCGTTCGAAGTAGCTCGCGCCCGTCGATCACCGGCACCGCCGAAAGGGTCTTCGAACCAAGTTCGTGCATCTCGTTCGAAACGTGCGCCGCGAATCCCTGTACCTTCGAAGTCCGCCGACGATGGGTGTAGAGCTTTCCGTCCGTGTGCTTGTATTTCGGAACCTTAACCAGTTCCGTTACCTCCACGGTCGCCGTGAAATCAGTCTCGACTTCCGCCAATCGCTCCCACGTTCCCAGCAATTCCGTGAGTTCATCCGCGTCCGTCGCCAGCATGGCCAGATCCAGCCTGACCAGCTTGCCGCCGTTCAGCACGACCATCGCCCCAACGTCGCCCGGCACGATGCCCACGTTGACGCGTGAGAGCGTCGAGTTGACGACGTAGCTCAGCACCGCCAGTTCATCTTGCGAGCCGCCACGTAGCCACACGTAACGCGTGACGGCGTGTTTATCCGGCGATACGGCCTGCATGTCGGCGAGCGCAGCGCGAGCGGCCCAAACGGGAGTAGCCGTAGGCTCAACCCGTGGTCCACCCTGCCCGATCATCGCTGCCGCCAGCAGTGCCATAAGCACGCAGATTCCTCGCCCTTATTTGCCCAACATCACCGCGACACACGGGTCGCAAACCACCTTCACCTCACATGGCGACGCCCGGTCATCGAGCATCTGCCCCCTCGGGCATTCATCGCCCCACAGCCTTCGTCCGCACCTCGCACAGCCCGCCATGATGAGCATTTCGACCATCCGGTCTACGTTGCGCATCCGCTGGAGGGCGTCGTTGGTGCGGTTCATTTCACGTAATCCACCGCGACCGCGTAGCCCTTTGCCGTGTAGCTCTGCCCTGGGGACAGCGCCGTCGTGTACGGTCGGCCGCGTGCCGGCGGGCCACCTGGAGCCGGAGCGGCCGGAGGCAGCGGCACGGTCTTCTTGCGCCGGATGTATCCGATACCCTCCAACATCAGAATGTCGCCTTCCTGCATCGAACGAATCGACGAGATGGAAGGTGCCATCCAGTTTCGACCGGAGATGTGATACCCCCCGAGCGAATGGATCGCCTCGTGACCGATCGCCCGCACGGTGTCGATGTTCATTCCAGTCGTCGTAGCAGAGTTCACCCACTGCTCATTCACGTCGACGCGGACGAGCGATTGAAATTGACTGTTCCGCGTAATTCCACAGATACATAATTGGGCATCCGCGAGAACACCAAGTGGCCCGCCAAGATTGGCTGCCGTAAACAGGACGTTCGCCTTGTTGGGTGCTGGTGAATCAACCTCAACAAAGTCGATCTGCATCGAATCCGAGATGATGTCCAGTGCCTGCCGAATGTCAGCCCGAAGCAGATCGAGCGGACGCGCCGGCAGGAAATCCCGAACGTGATACGTGACTGGCGCACCTTCGCGGATCGTTTCCGGAAAACCGCAGTATTGATTCCCATCACCGAGTTGCGCAGCAACACCGCAAAAGCGGGGAGCGACCAAGTGCTCCACCGCTTCGATGACTGCTTCGCGATTCTCAGAATCAATCGGGGCCTTCCAGCCGCGATTCTTAAGAAGCTCGAAGATTTCGTTGAGTTCTGCCGTACCCATTAAACTCCCCGCCCCTAAGCGGTTTTGTAAGTGCAGCCTCTGGGCTCATGCCCTGATTCAATCTTGCCCGAAGGCCCTCGTATGTCGGAATGCAACGATCATCTCGCGACCACTGCATGACCGTCTTTCGCTCCCCAAACGCCTCCACCCAGCGATTCCAGCGGGTGTTGTTCATTTGGACCAGCGGCGTTGTCCACCTGCAATTCCCCGGCTCGTAGTTGCCGTCGTTGTTCTCGCGATCGATTTGCAAGCCAGGACGATACCCGTGCTCCATCGCCCACGTTTTGAACGTCTCGTAGCTCTCCCATTCGTCGCAAACCGAGATGCCACGGCCGCAATAGCCAACGTACTTCTCATCTCGACATCGCCGCCTCATGCCGATCCAGATTTGATGGAGCCGTTTATTCCCTTCGGGCCGCGAATCACCGTGTCTTTTTCGATCCAAGCCCTGGGCGTGCCAACTGTTTCTTGTCGCAAACACCTCGTCGCTCAGGCACCCACACGAGAGGCTTCCGCCATTCAAAAGCGTTTGCCCGTTGACGGCGTCAATCGCTCCACACGAACACTCGCAAACCACAAACTTGAACGGTCGTTTCTCACTCAGCCGAACGTAAAACTCCGGACCCAGCACCGTTCTCCTGCCAAACACCTGTCCAGGTTGAATCCGTTGGCGCTTCTCTGGTACGATCTTCATGCTTGAACCTCCACAAAAGGTTTGGGCCACGTCCCGGAGCGCTCCAACGCTGCCGGGACACTTTCGTTCACGAACTACCCCAAGAGCGGCTTGAGAGTCATCAAAAGTTGGATCAGCGCCGGCAAGTTCTCCAGCACCTTCTTGAACAGTTCGCCGTTGCCGAGCCGCAATTCCAGCGAGTCGGCTTCCTCGGCGCAGAGGGCTTGCACGTCGCCCGTAATCACCGCCTCGCCAGTCGGCAGTTCCCCGATGACGCCCTTGAGCAAGTCGATCAGGCTCTTGAGCACCTCGGCCTTGGCGTCGATCGAAGTGGCCGACTGCCACTCCTGGAACAGCCCGAGCAGCGCCGGGACCAAGTTCGCGTTCTTGACGAGGAACGCCAGCCAACGGAACCGATCGCCCAACGCTAGTGCTTCGCTCATGCTTCGCCCCTTGGTAAGTGCCGGTTTAAGCCGGTCGGTGTGGGTGGCCCGCTGCCTGGTAGCTTATCCCCAGGTTTTTCGCTCACAGTCCCTGCGATGCGTGCGGAGCCGTGTGTTTCAATCCAGGGCCGGGGGAAGGATTTGAACCTTCGATTTCTTGCTTATGAGACAAGCGAGGACAACCAGGCTCCTCTACCCCGACCTATGAAAACGAAAAAAGGTGCAGTTTCAACGCCCTCATGGGCACCGAAACCACACCTTTGGTATCGCCGAATCGAATTTTAGGCCGAGCCGTCCTGCCCGACGAAGGTAATGTTACCCGGATTGGGGCGGCGGTGCAACCTTTTCGAGCCAGGCGATGGCGATGATCTCTCTCAAGTGTGCAAGTCCGGAGTCGTCGGGACCATAGTGACCGTTTTGCGCGTAGACGAGCAGAGACCTGGCATGGTCGGCAGCAGTCGTCAGTTTGGCTCGTGCTGCCAAGAGTTGCTCGCGAAGCCACCTCACATCATTGAAGTTGTCGGTGCATGGCTTGCACCGCATCGTGCGGTCGCCATTGCGCCCGTACATGGCGCATGAGATTGCTGGTTCGCAGCCGCACTCCGGACACTTCCACGGTGGGCGTTCTTCGATTGTCGGTTCTTCGCTCATACTTCCTCCACTGGCTTGGACCTCTGGATCGCATCGTACACTTCCTTCCGGTGGACCGGCACCGACCGAGGCGCTCGCACCCCGAGCTTCACTGGCCCGCCACCCGTCACCATCACCTCGATCACGCCGTCGCTGGTGACGATGACGAAACTTTCATTGCGCCGCCTGTTCAACACGAGCATTCTCGAATCCTTTCAAAATGTTCCTGAAACGCCGAAACGCCGCCCCTAGTCACGCTTGAGCCAGACGAAAGAATTAGCTCCCGTCTTTGGATCGGCTCGCCATTCCCCTGCGCCGTTTTCAATAGCCTCTTGGCGAATTCTGGCCTCAACTTGGACAGGCCCCTGCCCCATCGAAGACAACATCCCAAGCGTCAAAGCACCGCCTGCCGCCATGCCCAAAAAGAGGGCGAAAATAACGTCACCTGTGTTCCATGAATTCATCCATCGCTCCTTTCAATTCCAGGCCCGTACAGCGAGTAAAATTTCGCACCGAGCTTGCGGGTCATCCATTCCACCCCTGCTTCTTGAGAATCAAGGCAATGTCGGGCGGCCACCAGTTTTTTGGTTTTAAGTATTTTCCGTCGTCACGCAGGATCGCCTTGCCATCGGGAAACTTGTCCTTGTTTGCTCGATGCACTTCTTCAAGCACCGGGTCGGCATCAATCCCAAACGCCGAGAGCGTACCCAGCGTGACGACCATGATGTCGGCGCAGCCATCGGCAACGCCTTCGATGTCTGGCACTAAAGTTGGTTCCAGGAGAATCATCTTGGCGCTCAGGTCGCTGTAGTCTTTGTTCAAATAAGCATTCATGCCGAGAGCTTTGACTGTCTCGAACGCCTCCTCCAAGATGAGCTTGGCGCGCAACACACGCTCTTCCGCCGTCGCAATCTGCGGCACGTCTCGAACCTTCTGACCTGCCGCCTTCATACACCACTCGACGGCCTTTTGGTCTTTGCTCCGCTCCTCACTCGTCATCGCTGCACCTCGCTTTCGTTGGGTTGGGAATGAATTTGCAGAAGACTAAGTAGAAGAGGCTCGTTACGACGCATGACGCGAGGGCAAGTGGAGCAGTCACCTGCTCTACCGGGGTGAAGTTGTCTTCAAACAGCAGCCGATAGGCAATTCCGTAAGCCATACCCGCGTACAGGATGCCCATGCCAATACGCGCCAAGAAGATGTGTAATCTTTCACCGCACCTTCCTCCCGCCGTTGTCGGACTCCGATACGGATTCTCGTCACTCACTCTTCCCCTCCTCCCGCCCGCCGTCCGCGTCGCCTTTGCCGAGCGCGGCGTCGAGCTTGGCTACTGTAGCGTCCATCGCCTCAATGGCTGCGCCTTGCCGCTTCACAATCTCCATGAAGTGATCTTTGATGCCTGGTTCGAGGATTGCCGTGCGCAAGGCCGCATATCGATGACGAAACTCCGCAAGCAGCGTGAACGGCGGCGCGAGCTTGGCGGCGACGGCTTTTCGATATTCGCTTCTCACCCAGGCCGATCCATCTTGGTCGCAAAAAACGTGATCGTCGGCGAGGTCCGATAATTCCCTCGCCAGCTCCGCGCATCCCTGCGGAATCACAAACAGCGGTGCGATCGCCTTTTGGATAATCCCACACCGTCCTTCATCAAAGCCCGATTCGTCGGCGTCGGCGATCGCCTTTTCGATGGTGGTTGCCATCTCCGCGCATCCCGCAGGCGGCTCGTCTTGCTGGGCGCGGAGGGATTTGAGTTCGGTGAGGGCGGACATCATGTCGCGGAACGTGTTCGTCGCGCCAACGTAAGGCGCAATTCGGCCGTATTCCGCAATCAACTCATCCAACCGACCGTCGCTGACTGTCTCGCTGCTCATTGGCTTGGCTCCGTGGGGGTGGCTTCATCAATCAACGCCAGAATCTTCCGCACTGCTTCAATTGGCAGGTCGAGGTACGGATTGCGGCTGAAAAAGTACCGCAGCTTCAATCGATCGACCGACTCTTGCGGGTCGTCGTCGTGCGGGAAGATGTAAGACTGGTCGCCGATGGTCGCAGGCAGTCCGTGCGGATGCGCGGTGCTTCCGCCAATGTCACCAGCAGACGAGCGGTTGTAGTAGCACAGCCGATCGTATCCGAGGTCCACGGCAACGTGATGCGTGTATACCAATGGATCGCTCGTTTCGACTACAACTCCATGTCGCACGTCGCCCCCGGAATGCACCACGAGCACATTGTCTCCCGGTTTGAGCTTCCACAACCATTCGCGGCGTTGTTCACATCCCATTCGTTCCTCCCGTGGTTGTGGGTGTTTGTTCGTCGCTCTTGGCAGAGAGGGCGGCCCTGATCACGTCGATTTGTGCCATCACGTCCGGCAGCGTCACGTCTTCGTCCATCATCGCTACCAGTCGTTCCGCCGCCTCCCTGACCATCCGCTCGCGTGCGTCGCGCTCGGAGAGGTGGGCGCGGAGCTTCTCGGCGATCATTACTTCTGCGCCAGCCAAGCCAACGCAGAACTCGCCATCGCCAGCGTCCATTGCTCGCTTGCATTCGTTCACGCACTCTCGCGCCAATCTCGCCGCGTCGTCTTCGGGCTGGGTCATGGGCGGGCCTCGGCTAACAAAAGAGGTTCCGATTCAGTTCGCTCGAAGGCAGCACGCATCGCGTCCTCGATTTGCTGGATGTTCTTGCCGTCGAACTTGATGACGTTCGGATGCGCGAAGTCGCGGTTGTACGGCGTCGCGGGCATGATTCCGAGTCCGCGCGGACGATGCTTGAGCCAGCGAAACATGTAGTCCGGGTAGTCGTCGTAGAGAAACCTTCCATAAACCAGCTTCTTGTCGCTGACGATGTGAATGTCCACACCATCCCAAAGGTTCTTTTGGCACCACTCGACCTTCTCTTTCCACGCGACAGGGAACCGTCTCGGCCCCTTCGTCAAAACTTGGCAGTCGAAGCCAATTCGCTGCGCGAGCGACAGTGCCACCAAGCCCGTATTCAGCGAAGGAAGATTCGCCCACCATCCCGGCTGCGCTCGAATCAAGTCAATCGCGGCCTCGAAGCGCGGCTGCGACTCTGCTTCCCAGAGATTCTCCGGCACTTCGCCGAACAGCTTCACCAGCCCAGCACGCAATGCGCCGTCGTAATCAGCCAGCGATCCGTCCAAGTCAAACAGTCCAATTGTTTCATTCATCGTTTGCTCCCGGTTGCGCCGCGCGATTGTCGCGGCTGGATTTCAGGTTGATTCAGTCCAATTGAAACAAGGCTCGGCACACGCCGTCACACTTGGCACGCGCCATGCCTTCGTTTACTCCCACTTGCCTGATTTGCTCGCACTCTTCCAGGATGATTCCACCGAGGCCGAGGCTGACACGCTTGTCGATGAGGTCGTTCTTTTTCAGGTAGTCGAGAATCTTGTCGCTGATCTGGAACGCCAGCAGCCCGGTTTCGCACCAGCTAGGCGCGCCGATGTTCTGGTTTACCAAGTCGTAGTCGGTGTACCTGCTCATCCCAGTCTCCTTGCCGCTGCGGGTTAGTGGTTAGTCGAATTCCAGGCCAGCACTTTCTTCCAAAGAGACTCCCACTGCTCTTGGTCGAACTTCTCGGCGGCCTCTCGTTCCATTGGGAGACAAAACATCCTCCAATCAGGCGCACGGTCCTCAAGAATCGCGTTCGCTTCTTCCGAGGATAGTCCGCCACGCTTAGCGAGGTATTGGAGCGTTTGGTCGTGGTTTTTCTTTGCTTGCGCCTCGTGTTCCAAGAGCATCGCAAACGGGATATAGTAGCGCCGTCCTCGTGGAATCATGCTCATGATCGGGAACTGCTTCACTCTCCACCATCCTTCTCAGCGTGCGGCGCGAGCCAGTTGGCGGCGACCCATTGGAATGCTTCGTCCTGCGTTGAAAACTTTTTATCGTACCAGTACACACCGTTTCCGACTTGCGCCACGCCCCATTGCCCCCTGTCGCTTTTCGAAACGATGACTGAGTGGTAGAACTTGTTTGCAGACGGGAATTCAAATCGCGTTACCCCGTCCAGCTTCGCCCGCTGCTCCTCCAACTGCGAGCGGAGAGCGGCGAGTTCGGCGTCCTGCTGCTGGTGAATTCCCTCGGCACATGCGATTGCGGCCTCGTTCGCCACCGCTTCCTTCGTCAGCCGCTCAATCTCCGCTGCCTGAGCGGCGATCGTGGCGGCCGACCTGCAAATGTCATTCTCGGCTGACCATAGAACGCCGTCGTTCGGCGTATAGCCCTGGTACATTTCTTCCGTCGAATCCCAGCCGCTTTCGGTAGCGATCAGAATCACCAATCGCGGGCGAATGGGCGCGGTAGCGTGCTCGCGCTCCATGACGATGACGGCGACACGATCGCCCACTTCGACGCTGGGGTACTCTTCCGTTGGCTTGGACCAGCTACGCGACTTGTTCTCACGCTCCACACTGGCCGTCAACGCGCCGATGCACACTGCCTCCGCCTTTTCGACCACTGACTCGATTGCCAGAACGTGCGGGCATCGCAGTTCTTTTGCGGCGTCGTCGAGGTGTTTCGCAATGCAGGCGATCGTGGCGTCTTTGGCGGCGAGGTGGTCAGTCGCATAGTGGTGATCGTTTCTGTCCCGCTTCAATCGCCAAATCTCTGCGTTTGCGGAAGTTAATTGAGCCTTCAAGTGCTCAATCGCTTCTTCGTCTCGTTCCGCCTCACTCCGCTCGTCAGTCATGGTCGGCCGTCCTTTCGGATAGTTGCCGCTTTGATTGCTCGCTTGGTTCTTCGCAGTTCAGCAGCCAGCTTTCGCCTAGCCGCAACGATGGTTTTTGCGCACGACGATTCGATCCAGCGCGGTCCACGATACGCATGGAGGAGGAACACGCCGGAATCTGGACACCACTCGGAACGCACTTCTAGCCCTTGGCCTTCCAGTTCGTATCCGTAGTGGTCGTTTGTCGGCATCTTTTGCTTCGGTTCGCTTTTCACTTCCCCTCCTCCGCGCCATCGCTTGGGGCTGGGGAGACGTCGCAAAACGCGGCGCACTGGGTGCAAACAATCCACTTATTGACAGTCAGGTTCGGCCACTCACCAACAATCTGATGAAACTTCTCGACTGGTGCGTTACAGCACTTGCTTTTCACTTCGCTCATGGCGTGCTCTCCGTGTTTGCTTGCCCCTCCAAATACTCCACCTTACGCAAGAGATACCACGCCGCCTTGCGCAGGTCTTCCACGCGATGGCCCTTGTAGCGAGCGCGGGCGATGTACTTCAAAGCGTTTCCCTCGTGCCATTCGAGACTCCAGGCTTCGATCACGTCCACCGGCTCGGGCTGCATGGCCACGTAGTGCGGCGGGTGGTTTACGTTGTCGATTGCTTCGTTTTCTCTCATGGCTCGCTCACCGATCCGGACGGGGGTTAAACTTCCTGCAATTGATCGAACAGCGTCTTGGCGGCTTCCTTGCATTGATGCTCCGCTCGCGTCAGATTCCGAATTGACGCTTCGTAGTATTCATCCTTGAGTTCACAACCGATGAAGCGGCGGCCCAGCCGAACAGATTCGTAGCCCTCCGATCCGACGCCAGCGAACGGGGACAACACCACTTCCCCCGGCATCGAGTACAGCCGCACCAGCCGATTGATCGCGCCGAGTTGCAGCGGGCAAATATGCTTCGTGTCGTTCTCGCCCTTCGCCTCGGCGGTGTTCAGCGTGTCCGTCGCTTTGATCTCATGCCACGTCCAGACGCCTTCCGCCCATTCAATCCACTCCTGACGCGAGACTTCTTTGTTGTCGATCCGCACGGCGTTCTCGCCGGGGGCGACAAACTTAATGATGTAGTCCGGAAGCGACGGGCGGCTGCGTGCGCGGTCGCGTTCCAATCCCGCGAATTGCAACTCCCTGCTCTTTGTGCGGATCGCCTGCGCCTGGGGATTCTTCGTGATGGGAATGTCCTGTTCGTAGATCAGACCGGCCCGCTCGGCGATGCGAATGTTCAGGCCGCGAAAGTCAAACAGCCCTTGCTCGCCCGCCCGCTTCATCCGCACGATCTGCTGAACGTGAACGCACACTACGCGGCCCGGCTTCATCACGCGAGCCAGTTGGTTGTAGAACCACGACAGGTGTAACTTGGCTTCCGTGTTCAGGTCTTCGCTGTTGCCAATGTCGCAGACTTCCGACGTGTATGCGTACACGCTTGGAAACGGCGGACTGAACACCGAGAAGTCAACCGACTTCGCCGGCAGCGTCGGCATCAACTCGATGCAATCCCCCTTGAGCAAGTGCCACTTCCTGCCGTTCAGCAAGGAGTCGACGGAGGAAATGGCAGGCGGTGCCGACGGTGCCGGTCCAACAGTTGGGAGGGCCGAAGCGGTTTGTGAACGTTTCGATTTCATGGAGTTCAGTTTCCGAGAGAGTTGAGTTTGAATTCGCGCTCTTGCGTTTCGGTGTCAAGTTGCACTCGCTTTGCTTTGCGGAGTACGGTTTCGATCATCGGGACTTCCACGTCCGTCACCGGGATATGCACGTTCAACGGCTTCGTCGAGCCGTAGCGGTTCGACCGTTTCACGCACTGGTAGAACGATTCGTAGCTGTCCGCCAAGCCAGAGAAGACATGACGGGTGGCGATTTGCAGATTCAACCCGAAGCCCAGTACCTTCGCCTTGCTGATAAGCACCTTGCGACGACCCGCCTTGAAGTCGTTGATGAGTTCGATGCGGCGTTCGTGCTTCGTGCTGCCGTCGATGCTGGCGGCGTCGGGGAAAATCTTCTCCATCATTCGCTGTTCGTCGTTGTAAATGCACCAGATGATTGTGGATTCATCCGGCCACTCGGCGACAAGGTTGCGAATGTACTCCGGCTTGTTCGTGCTGATCGATCCGCCGTTGTGCGTCCCCTTTGCGATGCGTCCCAACTTCGCCCGCGACGTGATGCCGCCGATGCGAGAGGCGAACAGGCCGCCCGTGTGGGCTTGCACCGCTTGCTCTTGCTCCGGAGTCAGATCGACGTTGTGAATGTGCGTATGGATCGGCGGGATCGATTCGCAGTTGTCTTTCCAGCCGTACACCGCCGGGTTCGTCAGGAAGATGCACCAGTGCGACAACGCGCGATAGAACGGCCCCAAGGCGTGCGGCTTGATCTCCCATCGCTCGTTCGTCTGGCCGCGATTCACGAAGTAGCGAGCCAGGAAGGAATTGATCGTCGGGAACTGATCCAAGAACACCGCATGATTGCCGTACTCAATCCGGTCGTTCGGCGCGGGCGTCCCGGTCAAGCAGAGTTTCCATTCCAGCCCCTTGCCGAGTTCGATGCACTTCTGCCCGTGCTTGCCGTAGTGGCTCTTGAGCATCGAGGATTCGTCGAGGGCCAACGCGCCGAGCCGCCCTTGCGGAATGTCATCACGCAAGGCGTCGTAGTTCGTGATGCCGAGCCGGCCGCCGTCGTTCATCCACGCCTTGAGCTTGTTCGCCGGGATGTATTCGATCGGCAACGTGTCGCCGTAGAATCGGTCCCGTTCTTGCAACGCCTGATCGACGACCATCAGCGGGCAAACCAGCAACGCACAGCGGTCTTTCGGCAGCACGCGGTTGGCGTGTCGCATGAATTCAAAGGCGATGTTTTGTTTGCCGAGGCCGCAATCGATGAAGCCCGCGAACTTCCGCTTGCGAATCGCCATCGTGGCAATGTCGCGTTGGTAGTCGAACAGGAATTCCGACGGCTGGTAATCGATCGCTTCGCTCACCGGCTGCGCCATGCCGACGAACGACGCATACTCGTCTGGAAACGTCGCAACGTGCCCTTGAATGGAGTAGGTCGGCAGCCGTTTGATCGCCAGGAAGCGGCGGTAGTCTTCGATGCTATTCGTGTTCAGCGTGACTTGCATGATTCGTGCCTTGTGATTTCAGATCGATTCGCCACCAAACAACCATTGCCGCACCGAGCATCCCGCCGCAGCCGCCTCGCGTTCAATCGCCTCTTGCAGCTTGCGAACCGCTCGCCGTTCATCGAGGTACACGGTTTCCTTTGACACGCCGAGGATCACCGCCGTCTCTCGTCGCGTGAGCACCGTCGATGGATGCTGGCCGTATTTGTTTCCTTGCGCTGCCATCGGATCCTCTGGGTTGTGGTTAGTGCTCTTTCGCAATCTTGGCGGCAGTCGAATCAATTTGCGTCACAACTCTTGGCGTTCCGAACAGCTTCGACCTGGCGACGGATGCGAGCTTCTTTTGCTGCTCCTCAGTTTGTTCGTTTTGCAAGAATGCAATCATCTCTGCGGTTTCTTCGAGACTTACGAAAAACACATGCAGAACGGCGGTGGCAAGTTCATCAGTGCCAAGCGGTGGATTCCTCTCAGTGCGGAAACATCCAAGCTCCAGCAATCTGTTTTTGATCCACATGGCCGGACCCGTCGAAAGCGTCCAGCCGTTCTTTCGCCCCTTCCATGCCACAAACAGCCGCTTGGAGTCTTCGTCGCTTAGTTCGTAGTCAAACATCGATCGCACGAATTCACGAACGACGGACACGTTTGCGGAGCGAAGGGCTTGGCATACCGGGTGATCGTGCTCGCGCTGCTCGGCAACACGTTTGCGAATCGCCTCGATCCTTTCGGACGCTTCTTTCATCGCCGCGTCGCTCCTCTGGGTTGGGGTTAGATGCCGTTACGTTGATTGACCGTGCGCCGGCAGTGCTCGGCAATCAGCATGGCGTCGGCAATGGCGTGGGTAACCTTCACGTCAGGAAACAATTGTTGCGCCTTCGCCTTACTCACGTTCTTGTCACCCTTGGTTCGGCATCCCATCGCCTTCTGCCAATCTTGCGGGCGAACTTCATCATGGACAATGCGGCCAGCCAAGAGTCCTCGCAGGAATCCATACGACCTGCCGAACGTGAAAGCCGAAGTAACGCCCATCTGCGGAGAACTCGACACCTTCTCGATGAAGACATACGCATCGTCGAGTCGCACCCACTCTTGCAACGCCCACTCGATGTCGCGCTCCGTTGCGCCTTCAAACTTGAAAGTCTCGATGCACTTGCTGTCTCGCAGTAACGCCATGCCACCGCTCAGTCCAGGGTCGATTCCGATGTAGATCACTTGTGATTCCTTTCGCGTGGTCAAACCTTCGCCATGAGAGATTCGAGGCATTCCTGCAATTCGGCGATCCGGTAATCCTCCGTCTGCCGTGCGATCGCTCGCCGGTACGCTTCCTCTGGAGTCTTCGCCATGCACGGATCGTCCCACTTCACATTCCTCCGGCCGCCGAACGCGTCGCCGTGTTCCCATTTCAACTGGATGTACTTTTGCGACACACTCAGGATCGTCGCCGTGCGGAGTTCGGTGCCGCCGTATTTGTCGTACACCGCGTAGACGATGTCGCCCTTAGTGTGTCCGTCGATGGTCAGGCGTCGTTTCATGGTTAGAAGTCTCCGTCGAGTCCCCAGCCCCCGGCCGGTGTTTCACTGAACCTCTTCATTGCTGGCCTCGGATCGCCGTTGCCATAGGGAACGTGCCGCCGTTCGTCGTAACGCTGGGCAGAACTCTTCTTGGTCATGCCAAGCTCGCACGTACACAAGACCACACACGCCTCGTACAGGTGGCCGCGTTTGCTCTCCTGTTGCGCACGCGAATCCTTCCACCACTCCGGCCAATGCTCTGGCGGGGAGTCGGTGAAGTGCGTTTTGAAGAACTTCAGCGCCGAGGGGTGCCACAGCGTCAGGAATCCAGTGTCTTTGCACCCGGCCTTGCAGTCGTAGACCTCCTCGCCGTCGATGACCTTGAACTTGAACCCTCGTTTCTGGTCGTTTTTTTCGGAACCCCCCAGGCGCAACGCAATGCGTCGTACAGACGATGGATGGCAGTCATAGCCTTTGTCAGGGAAAGCCTCTTCGCCGCTCGCTAGACGCAAGCTAGCGGCCTTAGCGTGGACCAGGGCGGTTGGGCGCATGATTTCTCGCCAACCGTCGATGATCGTCTTCTGCGTCGGGTCGCCAATGTGACGGGCAGTCGTGGGAAACTTGCCGAGCCAGCTTGAGCAGCCGGTGAATCGGGCGAAGTGCGCTCCGAGCCAGTCGTCGAATTCAGGATTGGTCATTGCTGGTGCTCCAGATCGAAGGGTCAGGTGCGGCGCGAACTTGCAAGTCCGGCCCTGCCCGTGCGCCACCGTTGTAGTTCTGGCTTCGGTTGAGCCACTTGGTCAGGAACGCCAGCATTCCTCCGGCCGTCTTGCGTTTGGTCGGGTTGTCGATGCACCATTGCCGAGCCATGCGAACCTGGGCGGGTACATCCAGGCTTGGATAGCAGGCGACGTACTCATCGAGCTTGGCTTGGCTCAGCCACCATGCTCGTCCAGCTTTTCCGTCCACCGGGAAATCCAGCACGTAGGCAGACGCCGCCGATGGACCGCTCTCAGCGGTCTCGGCGGAAACTTCCGTAGGAAGTTCAAAGGTAGAAGGACTAAAGGGAGAAGGGAGAAGGGAAAGGGGAGAAGGATTAAAGGCGCAATTTGACGTGTTTTCACACGAGCGCTCATTTTTTCTCACGACAATGTGTTGCTTTGTTTTGTCAAAACACGGCAGGTCGCTTTTTGCTTCGCTCGGGTGTGGTCGCTGATGTTTCACGAAGTTGATGACCTGCAACACTTTATGTTCGCCAGCTTCATAGCGAACAATGAGTCCAGCATCATGCAACTCCTCAAGCAGTTCGTCGCAATCGACGTCGTCCATCGGAAGGAGCATCGCCTTGATCGTGCGGGGTTGGTCCTTCATTCGCCCTTCGCGATCAGCGATGGTCCATAAGCCAGTGAACAGATAGCGGGCCGCAAAAGAGCAATCCGCCACGAACTCATTCGTGAAAAGACCTGGCTTGATAGTCCTTGCTCTAGCCATCTGCGCATTCTCCCTACGCCCCCGCAATCCGCTTGCGGCACGTTCCAATTCCAAGGTGTCCAAAGTCAATCGTTGACTTACGCCGAATGAACAAAAGTGTGGCGATGTTGGCTCATTGATTTTGACGCGCCACGCGCCCGTTCTGCCGGTTTATGCCCCCGGTCGGGATGCCTTGGGACCAACTCCCTCGCCAGTGCGCTTAGGCCCGCCAATCGCACCGCAGTCGACACTTTTCGCGTATTGCTACGCCGGGCCTCGGTCTTCGCTCTTGATTCATGGGCGGGCTTTTTGTCGATCTCTCTGAGGCTACCCCGCATCCCCTCAGTTCATCCGGTAGCGAACCGGCATCACGCTCGTGGCTTCTAAGCCTTCGCAGCAGCCTCCGTTTCGTTCCAAGGCGGATCACCGGCTCCTGGACCACTTGGAGCCGCAGGACGCTTAGCAGGCGAAGGAGGACGCCCTGCGGGGGCCTTCTTGCTCTTGGCGTTCGCGGCTGCCGCACGCAGGCTGGCACCGAAGGCGTCTTCCACCTCGCGGGTCTCCTCGGCGCTCATCGTAGCGCCAGCGCCGGGGATGGAATCAAAGCCGTTGATGAAGGCGGCGCGCCATTGCGGAGCGTTGTTGTACATCTCCTTCTTGACGAGAACCTGGCAGTCTTCCGGCTTCCACTTGCCCTCGGCGATCTCGTCAAGCGACCCGCTCCACCCGGCGTGAGCGACAAGCGACTCGACCTGCCGTTCGTTGACCGTGCCGTCCTTCTTGATGATCCAGAAGGCACCGTCCACGGCGATCTCCTCGCCGCGCCAGTCGTACCAAATCCCCTCGCCTTCGTCGTAGCCTTCCAAGACCTCGAATGACATGTTGATCGCGACGGCACCTGTCTGCGCCTTGAAGGTGCCGTACTTCATGCACCGCACGCGGTAGTACCCTGCTGATTCCAACGGTTTCATGCTTCCTCCTAGCCCTTCTTGAGAAGTTGTTTCCAAAGCTCCGCGTCGCCGTCCTGGTAAATGATCGGCGACGACAAGGTTCTCGACTTCGCCCAGTGCGTCGGTCGCTCGGTCGGATAGATCGTGCGACTGCCGCCACCCTTCGCCTTCCCCTCCTTGTCAACGGACGTGTCGTAGCCGACGTAGATCAGGTGGTCGCACCACTCCTTGATCCGATGCCGAATGGATGACTTGCCGCTCGCTGGCGATTGCAAACGCGGCTCGTAACGAATCCAGTCTTCGCCCTGAGGATTCGGGACCGTCGCCACGCATTCGTGGGCGATCACGATGACGTGCTTCCCCATGCGGGCAACGCCGTCCAGGTCGCTCAGCAATTGCAGGAACGTCTCGTAAACGTGCGTCAGCCCCTTGCCGAAGCCGTAGCCCTCAACGCTGTTGACCTTGTGCCCCTTCTCGTGCATCACGGTTTCCAACGTGTGTTCGATGCAGAGTTCTTCCGCCTTGGTGCCGGAGTCCAACACGATCGCCCCAAAATTGCTCAGCAAGTTCGTGTCGTGCAACACAGCACGCAACTCCTGCCAAGTAGCGACGGTCGGCTCCACGCAATCCACGTCGAGGTACTTCGCACCGTCTTCCAGGTCGATGTACAACGGTGGCACACCGTAAGCGGCGATCAAGGAAGCGAGCTTCGTCTTGCCGACGCCGCCGGGTCCGTAGATCACAACTTTGTGAACAATGTCCTGCTTCGTGCGCGTCGCACCGAACGTCCGCTTCACGCCCGCTTCACCAGGGGACGTCGGCGGTCTCCCAGGAGGCGTTGGTCGTTTGGACGGGGGGAGTGCTGTTGACATCTGAACCTCTCAATTCTGGGTGAACGTCACTAACCTTGATGAATCCCTCTGGCAAGGAAGATCCTTCCTTCCAGCCCGTTGTGCAAAGCCCGAAGTAGCTGCACCGACCGCATGTGGTGTCCGCGACCGTCTTGAACCACCGCCCGCTCTTCTGCGCCTCGCTGATCGTTCGCTGGACCTCGTACATCTCCGCCTGCCACTCCTCCAGGTCTTTGTCGAGACGCGGAATCTCGCGGCGGGCGTAGTAATAGTCCGGTCGCGCGCCGATGTCTTCGACGATCTTCTCGCCCCATTCTTCGGGCGTCATCTTGCGACTCACGACCACGTAGCCGAGTTCGGTGTCGGCGGTCTGACGCGGCTTGCCTTGCTTGGTCAGCACGCGGGTTCCGCTGCGATCCAACACGACCTTGAGTCCCTCGGGGTCGAGCCGCGGAATGTCGTTCGGCTTGATCGTCGGCTTCCGAGTCACGTCGTACAGCACCGTCTCCACTGGATAGCCCAGCTCACGAGCAGCAATCAAATAACCGCTGATTTGTGAGTCGATTTGCAGGCGTCGCCAGAGGTCGGCGTCGCTGTCCAGGGAGTCGCTGAGGAGTTTGTTTTCTTTCACGGCCCAGCGGTGGTCCGCCAGGCGCACGATGCCGTCGATCTTGCCAGCCCACTCCCAACCGGGAATCGCACGGCCCGTCTTCGGATTGCGAATCTTGAGGTTGAACTTTTGCTCGGCGGCTTCATACGTGATGCCAGAGTCCATCCACCGCCAGAAGTAGCCAGACAGCAGCGCCCGTACCGTGTGCTCTTCGATCTCCCATTCCCATTGGTCGAAGTTGTCGGGCGCTGCGAATAGCTCACGCTCGCGGCTTCGAGGGCCGGTTCGAGTTCGTTCGTGTTCGCCAGGACTTCCAAGCCTTCGTGATAGGCGCTGCCCATGCGCAGTGCTTTGGCGTCGGTGACGCGCCTTACGCCTAGCTCGTAAGCGAACCACGCAGCCTTGCGACATTGTTTGAACGAGCTTGCGCGGCTGTGAGTTAATCTCTGCATTTGATTCCTTTCATCTCCCCCACGCCCACCAAGCAGCAACATCGCTCGCAGCGGCGGGTCATGGGCTAGTCCTCGTCAACCGGCGTTACGCTCTCCAAGTTGTCCTGCTCAGCGCCTTCGCCAACCCATTCAATTGAGTCGTCGTCGCTGGCAAGCATGTCGCGAGCAATCTCAACCGCCTCAGCTTCGTCATCAGCTTCAACCTCGAATCTGCCGGTCTCGCGGTACAGTCGCGTAACCTCCACTTCGTACCTCATGCCACGTCCCTCCCCGCGTCAGGAAATTTCTTGTGCCATCGGAATCTTGCCCAACACTTTGCCGAGTTCGGCGTACAGGTGCTCGGCGTGATGTTGTGACAGGTCGATCGTCGCCATGCCGTCCAGTCGATCTTGCCCATCAAATTCGAGAGTCACTGGTACACTTTCGTCGTCGTCGCGGCGCACTGCGATGCGATGATTCAGTGACTCGGGATCAAGCCGTAGCATGAAGCTCATAGCAGCCTCCTATTCGCCCTATCGGATGCAAAAGACTCGTTCGGACTGCATCAGCGCCCAGCCGTCCGGAGAACATGTGTGTCGCCGGTTGATGTGATGGAATCGAAGGATGAACACGAGATGGCTCGGATCGCCCAGCGTCGTGTCGTAGAAGTACGAGTAACGGTCTGGGTGATCGCCAGTCTTGTAGTTGTCGGCCTCTTCTCGCGACGCCAGCGATAAGTCGTGCAACCACAGTTCGATGGAGGCCGTAAACTCACGCGAAAAGAAACCCGGCGATTCCGAAATGCGATTCGCAACCTCATCTCGAATCCGCTTCTCAAGTTCCGCTTCGTAGGCCTGCTCCGTCGCTCCGAATCCGATTGCAATGCTCATGGCACCTGCACCTTGAATGAAGCCACAATTTCAGGACGCTCCGACTCCGCCCTGACCTCGACCGAGAGTTCCGATCGCGGGCGGGTGGCGCAGCCGGTGAACAGCGTGGCGAGGAGGACGAAGAGTTTCATTGGTTATTCCTCCTTCTCGAATTGATCGTTGTATTCGCGCATGTCGGACGCCAGCGATTCAACGGCGTCACGCAAAGCGTCAAAGCGTGACTTGAAAGCGCCCTCGTGTTCCGTCCTGCAAAGGAGCGCGTCTACGTTCCAGAGGGTGTTTTCGGCTTCAATCATGTTCCGGTCGGCACGAGTAAATTCCGGCATGGTTCGCATTCCACCTAGAATGTTTCGCTTCCACTTTGGCCACCTACTTACAACTTCGGTGGCCCATTTAAGGTGGTCCTCAAAACTTCGACTCACGCCAGCACCTTCGGGGCGTTGGTCGAGTTCATGGCATCAGCCAGCTTTTTGGAAAGCAACTCAGAAGACGCACGGTCGCCACGCATATTCGCAACCGCAATGGCACGCTCCAGCTTGTTAATCAGACTGCCCGTGGTGACCTTTTTGGTGCGGCGTGTCATCGTTCGCTCCCTTGTCCTGGCTCGGCTCGCGTCAGTCGCTTGCCATGCGTCCAATTCTACAAAGTGTGGAATAGGTTGCAATACCTATTTCGACAAAATGCGGAATAAAATCCAGCCTATTTCAGCGGCGGGAAAAAGTCGTCCGGCGTCTTGCAGTTGAGCGCCTTCGCCAGTGCTGGGTATTTCTCGGGCGGGATGCGCCGAGTCCGCTGTTCGTAGGCGTACATGGCCTTAATGTCGATCCCTGCCTTCTTGGCGAGGTCTTCGACGGACATGCTGGCGGTCTCGCGCAACGTGCGAACGCGAGCGGCGATTTTGCCGCTGTAGTCCGACGTATCGACTTTTGCGCGTTCCCGTCCTGCCACCTGGCGGCTCCTAGAGGGAGTTGAAGCCCCCATCTTAGTTGCCGCCTTCCCCTTTTGCAATTTCGCCGTCGCCATGCTCAGCCTGCCTCCTTCGGTGTGTCGCGGTTCAAGTTCTTTCCGCACCAGCAACCACAGCATGGAAACGGAGGATCGCATCGCGTCTTCATCGCATCTCGAAACGTGCTGTACCCCATCGCCCAGGCGGCGAGTTCCGCCCAGCAAGTCCACGGCAGTCGGTCGAGTTGCCTGGCAATGAACATCTTTAACTTGCCCATCACTTCGCCTCCGTGTCGTCGCGGTCAAACGCAGCTAGTTGCTTGCAGCCCTCGCCAACTTCCTTGAGCACCGTGCGGAATGGCGCGTGCTCGATCTTCCGTTCCGGGTGATGCTTCTCTAGCCAAGCCACCGGCGTCTTGTGGTGAATCGGGCAGCAGCGCTCGCAGACCGTGGCATTGCGCCCGGCCAGCAAGTCGCCTCCGCAGGATTCGCAGGTCAGTGGGTATTGCTTCATGTGAACAACTCCGCCTGCTGCTTCGTGGGTTTGTTGTGAGTGCATCCCCACTGAGCGCATGAATTACGCCCTTCCTCGATTGTCATGCGTTCGATCGTCCACCCGGCGGCGATGCACTCGGCAACCCACTCCGCCGTATCTTTCGGATGATCTGGCATATCAACCGTGATGCCCACCAGGCAGCCGCATTTCTTCCGTGCCGTGTAACAGTGTGTTGCGTTTTCCATGTTTGTCCTCTCGCCCCCGCTCCGCCCGTCGCGCGCAGGTCTTTGCGGAGTGTGTGGGCTTCATTGCCTAATCATCCCTGACCAAAACGCCCCGAGGTTCCTTCCGGGGTCTGGCTCCGTTATTGCAGCCTCAACTCTGTTGAATCTCGTTGTTCACGTTCCCCAAGGCCGTGGCTTGGGTGGCTCCTGACTGCCAGGCTTTTTCTTCTTCGACTTGCCGCGAAACGCCCTCACCCATGCAGGCGATGCCGGAATAAGTTCAAGCTCGCGCACGTCAAGGATGGTCGGCTGACGTTCGTTCGGTGATTCCGAATCGCCATAACAAAACATGGCGAACATCCCGCCACCGCCACTTGACGCTTTGAACGCCCTTCGCACAGCGATGAACGGCAACTGAACTGCCACGATCTTGAGCGGAATTCCAATCAGCGCTTTCAGCGGACTCGCGTTCCGCATGTTCATCATGCCGATGAACGGGTCGCTTTCCTTCCATCCTTGCTGATCTTCGATGACTTGGCGAATGAACACCCACTTACCGCGTTTCAGGTCGTCGGGACTCATGTGATTCCTTTCTTTGTTCACTTCCCATGCTTCATCGCCGTCATCGCCAGCACGACGAGCACCACGCCCGCAGCGATTGCGACGATTGCCACGAGCATCCACCACGGCAACTCGCGCCGGTTGGAGTTGTCCGCCAAGTCCAGCCTGTCCGTCGTGCCTTGCGTGTCACGCTTGTAGGCGTTGTACGCGGCCTCTTCGACGGAGAGCGTGCGTTCTTTTTCGCTCGGCTTCGGAATGACGAACGCTTCGCACGGGCCGAAACGTCGGTCAATGCGACGGCGTACACGCGAGAGTTCGTTCACGTTTGCGACCATCAGGAGGCTCCTTGCTTTTGAAAGACTGCGGCGGCCACGGCTTGACCGTCTGCGAAACCTGCTTTCCATCGCTCAAGGTCGCCGTTGTGCCACCTGTCGGGATTTCCCTCGACGCCGTCAAACGCCTGAGTAAATCCACATCCATACGGCTCGCCAAACAAAGTGAACGCAACCGGCTCTTCGTCGCTAAGCATGTGTGCTTCCATGTCGTGTCCCTCTGCCCTCAGCACCGCGCCCATCGCGCAGCACATCATGTCTCCCTTGCCAGGTGCAATTCCCGTCACCCGGTACGCCTCCAGCACTTCTTCAACCGTGATTCGTCGTGTGCTCATTTACAAATCCCCCTCTCGCAACAAGGAATGGGCTTCGCTATACGTGCGATAGTTCTTGTCGTTCTTCCACGACTCTTCTGATGCCGCAGTCACCATTCCTTTCAGTGCCTTGCGCAGCCTCTCGTTCTCCTCCCGCAGCCTCGGCGCGTCCTTCGCGTCTCGCTCGGCTTGCAGCTTGGCGCGGGCTGAAAGGATGCAAGAAGCAAGTGGGAGTTTCTCGGCGAGGATTGCATCTTCGGCGTAGGACACGCCACGCAGGACACTGGAATCGATGCGACGGGCCGTCCAGGTGTTGTTGCCGTCCCAGCCAACAAAGAAGTCTCCCATGCACGTCCATTCGATCCGTGACTTCTCGCAATACTCTCGCAGCACTGCCAACTCTTCTTCTTGGGTCACGCTCACCGGGAGGCTCCTTGGTACTGGTTGCGGATTTGATTCGCAGCAATCGCGGCATCGAACCACGAGAATGAAAGCTGCGGGTCACGCGCCCATCGCATCAGCGTGCACAGGGCTTCGCTCAAAGCTCTTTGCCGACTTGGATGGCGGTTGCGGATGGTGGTGGGATGGTTCTCATGCAACCTCCGCCGGTTTTTGCCTGCATCCGGTAGTCCAGCCGCAGCACGGTCCAGTGACGCCGTTTAGGCTCCACCAGTCGAGGCCGCCGTTGATTTCGTTCTTGCAAAGTACGCACGTTGCTCGCTCTGGATAGCCAGCCGAAAGCAACACGTCGACCGCCTCTGAGCCAAGCAGCTTCACGCGGTCTCCGGCCCAATGCCGCCAAGTCGAAAGCGGCAATACAGGCTTGTCCGCGCACCAGCGAATCAATTGCGAGAGTGCCGTTGTCGCCGTCCCACCGCCGCTCCACTTGCGATACCACACTGGGTAAAAGTCCTGCCCTCGCGTTTGCCAGCGACGAGTCACCGTGCCTTTGCATCCATGCCATGTGACGTACCAGCCGTTCTTGCGCCGCTCGATGGACGCCTCGGCAAAATAGTTCAGCACACGATTAGCGACTTCAATGCGATCACTCATCCAGCACCTCCCGCGCAACGAGTTCGCATCCGCCGCGCATCCTTCTCGTTCTGTAACCGGCACTCCAGGCAAATCCGCTTGATGCGAGTCAGCCAACGCAAGTTGTTCGTGTCGATCAGTGCTCCGCAGCCCGTGCAGCGATCCACTCCCCAGCGTTTCTTTACCGGCGGGTGATTGGTGATCGCCACGTTGGCGCGGTGCGCGTTGCCGGGGTGGATGTCGGCTCGGGAGAGGAGTTCTAAGGCGGTCATGGGAGTCCTTTCCGGGGGTTACTTGGCTTCAGCTTCCTCGATTGCTTCAGCGATCTCGTTGGCCGTCACGTTCAGTTCGTGTACGTAGCGGCCCTTGTCGACATCTGCGGC